TAAATCTCAATCCTGACATTGCTGATATGAGACTTACGAACTGACGATAAGAAAGCGTCAGATACGGGATACATCAAGGAGCCTCGACCTCAAAGTAATTAACCTTGGCGTTACGAATCAAATTGTTGATGTCGCCTACCTCGGTCCAAGTTCTATCAACAAAGCGCACATACTTTTGGCGTCCAAGCGGGTCATGCACATGCAAGATTCCTTGATAGGTCAGAACTGGATACAAATTATTCCACTCTGCCTCACCTTGAGTAGTGAACTCATAAGAGCCATCAATTCCATAAATGCTGGTAGCCACTACGATGCTTTTAGATGCACCTAGAGGTTTGAAAACTCCGTAAGATTCAACGATTGAAGAATTGAGCGGTTGTTGAACGCGCAGTTCAGTAACTCGAGTCGTTGGACTTTGAACAGCGGTAAATGACCATACAGCAGGATTAACAATTTGAATTGGCTCTGTGACCGTATAGCCTGATGATAAAACAGCCATTAGATTTCAGCCCTCGCTTTCGCACGATAAGTAACTGTCTTGTCCAAAGGAACTTCAAAGTCGCTTAATGTTGCAATTTGAGAAGTGTTTGCACTCACGGGGCTGTTGCGGATTGCGGTGTAAGTTACTCCTGAATCATCTGAGCGTTCAACATCAAAAGAGAATGTGCTAAATCCGCCTCGAGTCCAAAACGGTTCATCTCCAGCGTGGAAAGCAATCTTGTCTACATAATGAACTTCACTTGTTCCCGCAGAAACTATTTTGACAGCAACTAATGCTGTTGCTGCGGTTGCAGGTGCCGTCGCTGTTACTGTGCATTGATTCCATGCACTCGCTGAATCTGTCTCGAGAGTTCCATAGGCTGTAGAAAGTGTTGTCCCTGCTGCATTTCGCCACACAATGCCAACTGCTGTTGAGCGAACCGTTGAATTGGCTCTGAACTCAGCAGTAGCAGAAAACTCGGTGGATGGCGTTACCGTGAAAGCCGTCGCAGTAGTTGTGGTTGCAACCGCATCCCCTGCTGCTGTGGCGGTCAGGGCAAGGGAAGCAGAACCGTTTGATGCTTGAGCAGTCGAGCGAGCAACTGAGCAATTTGTCAAAGCAACCCAACCATCCCCATTTGTTTCTAACGATGCTTGATTTGTGCTTAAAACATTTGTACGACCAAAAAGAGTAATGGTGACAGCGCCAGTATCAGATTCAAAAAATGCCGATACTGTTGGATTGGCGGGAGCATCTACGGCTAAACTAAATTGCGAGTATGCCCACTCGCTAAAATAATTTACACCGTTTGCTAATTGAGCAACTCGAACATAGGCACGATAAGTGGTGCTGTTTGCCAAGTCAGCCTCAAGAGTTTGTCCATTATTACTAGAGGCGACTATGCCAGTTTGAACTGAAGGTGTTGATGTGTCAGGGCTGAATCCACTTGCACCATAGGTAGTTGAATCAAATATCTTTACTTCATAAGCAGATTGTGGGTCGCCCTCTGTATCGGCGTATGTCCACACTACCGATGGAAATGAAGTAGTTGTAATTGAACCTGAAGGCGCGGTAACTGTGACCGTTGGTTGAGTTGTCGTGACAACATCAACATAAACTTCATAAACGCTAGTTTTATCACCTGATGCTGTTGCATTGTCTGTGAACTTAAATACTAAGTTGTCAATGAGGGTCTGAGTCCATGCAGCACCGTTTGGAGCGCTTGTCATATTCAATGCAAAATCAACTGTAGAAAGAGCCAAAGTATTTTGCTTGGTTATTGGAACGGAGTAATAAACAGTTCTACCGTTACGGTCTGTAATTACACCAAGGCTGAACTGAGCATTACCCGCTGTTCCAACGGCAATTCTTGCCCGCAGGTTTACAGAAGTTACTCGCTCCGTTGCACCAAGCGTCGTAGTTCCGAACTCTCCTTCATAAAATGCTGGGACTGTATTACTTGAGCGTGTAATAAAAGTTGAATCGCTGTTATCTGCTAGGGCTGCGTGAACTGACCCCGAGCCTCCCGAGATGGTGAAGAGGGTGTCGTTGTTCCAATTAGCATTAGGTCTTAATACAGTAGTAGCCATTATTTACTCGCTAACTGACGGGCTAGGATTGCAAAGGTTTCTTCAATCTTCTTGGTAATCAAACCTGTTCGCTCGTCTGCATCTGCTGCGCCTGAAGTATCGACCATGAGTTGAAATGCTCCCTGTTCAATGTAGACATTGTTTCCAGCAGTACCCATTCTCATATCAGCGTACTCAAGAGAGCGTAGCGTTTGGGTTGCGTTGGCAATTTGACCGCTAAAAGCCGCTTCACTTCCGTAGGCTCCAATAGTTGCTCCAGCGAATTGAATTGCCTTTTGTAGACGACTTACCTCATCAACTGCTGATTGCCCACCACTCAAGATTGATGCGGCTAATTGCGCTCCTTTGAGGGGACCTTCTTCAATAATCGACTTGAGTGCATCTGCATCTAGGTTCATTGCCTGTAATTGAGCAATTTGACCTGCAAACTGCTGGCTCTTATTAAGACGCTGTTCCATGTTTGCAATCAAAGATTTTGCTTTAGGTATGAAGCCATCAGGCAACTCAACACCTTTGAGACCTGCAAAATTAACAATTGTGTCTTTTAGACTATCGGCAAAATCTTTAGCCGCTTGCTTGAGGTCATCAAGTACGCCACGAATTGCCTCAATACCCGATTGCATTGCTTCACGAACTGATTTAAGTCTATTGGTTGATTCTTCAAGTGCATCTGCATTTGGGTCATCAAAATTCAAGTCGCCAGGAGCAGAAAATTCTTTTTTCAGGTCTGCAAGGATGTCTCCAAAACCAAGACCAGTTTTTAACTTATCAAATAGGTCGCCAAGCGCCCCACCAATTTTTTCAGTAAAATCAGATTCAGTAAATGACTTAATACTTGCCGCTAATCCAAGCATGAACTTACCTGCTTTTACGGCAGCGTCGCTTGTATTCTTAACAATAAAATCACCAACTTCAAGTTTTTTCATTTTTTCTAAACCATCAATTACTTTGCCGAGAACTGGTGATACTTTCTCAGCAGCCTTCATCAAATTACCGATGACTTTTCCACCCAAGTCTTGAGATGCAAAATCAACAACTTTTTGATTAAAGTTAAGCATTGTGTTGGCAATTGTTGAAAGAGCGCCAGCCGCGCCTTCTTTGTAATTACCCCAACTTTTAGCACCAGTAATTGCAGCAGTCGAAATTGAAGTAATAATATCGATACTTTTCTTGCCACTTGCAACCAGGGCATCAGTATTTAGATTAGGTTGCAACTCCTCCATTTTCTCTTTTTCGCCATCAATTGCATTTGTAATCATTCGCAGAGCGGAGGCTATGGCGCCGCCAATAATAGGAATTCTGCTTGCCATGTTAGCCAGACCGTTAATAAATCGAACTAATCCATCTCGAAGATTGTCTAAAAAACCACCGCTGATGGCTTTTGCAATTCGGCTAATAATGGAGCCAATGATTTCTCCAGCCTTAGAGATAGCACCCGTAATCGCAACCCACACTCGACCAATAAATTTACCGAACTCTTGGAAGAAGAAAAGAAGTGTTGCTATACCTTTAATGATACTTGCAAAAGAAACAATTACCGCTGTTACAGCCAAGGCAACAACTCGAGCAAAAATGTTCATAACTTCTTCAACCACTTGGCGGAAAGTGTTATGCGTAGTAAATAAATTAAGAAAACCATCAATTAAATTCTTAAAGAGTCCAAGCACAGCCTTAATTACATTTAAGTAGAGTTCATACATGAACTGGAATACATTGGCTATTACTTTTCCAAATGTGTTATTGATGTCGATTAGATGACCAAAACCAACAAGTAAATTACCAAATAGTTCAAAAACAAAAGCAAGAACTCTTCCAACAACTTTAGCAACAAAATTAAACACGGCTGTCATTACTTCACGGAATCGTTCAGACTCTTTCCAAGCATAGACAAAGCCAATAACAAGAGCAGCAAGTAGGGCTAACTTTAAGAGCAATGGTGCTAAGACTGCTGAGGTCGCACCCGCTAGGGCTGTGTTCGCTCCAGCCAATGCACCTGCTGCTGCTGTTCCACGGGCTTGTGCGCTCGCGAGAAGATTTTGGGCTATGACTAATTGTGAAGTTGCTACCGCTCCACCGCCCATTGCTACAGCCTGTTGAGCAATTAAAACATTGTGCGCGGCGGTAGCAATTCCCGCTTGCGCCTCTGCAACTCCTAATGTAGCAGTTGCAACTGCTGCGCGAGCCGCCATAATTGCCTGTGTGTTAAATAATTTATTTTGAATTCCTGTAACAATTGCGCTTACTTTGGAAAGTGCAATTTGAGCAAGAGTCACAGCCTTCCAAGCCACAAAAGCGAATACGACTCCTAAAACTGCTGATTTAACAGCAATCAGAATAAAGCGATTACGAGTTAAAAAATCATTTGTCCCTTTGATTATTTTTGCAAGACCACTAATTGCAAAAGAAAAAATAGATACGCCGTAAGATGCTGCAACAAAAAATGCTCCGCCGACTTTCTTTATAGCCTCACCAACTGGTTTTAATGCACTAAAGAGGTCATTCATCGCATTTTTAACCTGAGTTGATGTCAAGTATAAAGTAGCCATGACAACTGCAACAATTCCAAGCGGACCTGCAAGACCGCCTAATACTGTACCTAAAACTGGAATCATTTTGAAAACTTGCGCTCCAGCAAAAGTAGCAAACGCCGCTGCGACAGCCGCGACTGCTGGCAAAAGAAACTCAAATTTTTCTGCTAAACCTTTTACATTGACAGCCGCACGGTCAAATTGACCAACGCCATTTTCCGTGGCAATAATAACTTTATCAATTTTTTCTACATATTCTTTTAATTTATCAATAACTGTAATAAAAGGTTTTGTAAGTTTTTCCAAAACCATTGTTACCGCTTGAAAAATGGCTTGAATGGTTTTGCTTTTTTCAGAGGCTTTTGCAATCGCCTTAACAAGATTGTAAGCAGAGAAAATTAAAGGACCAAATCCTTTAAGTAAAACATTACCGATTGATACTTGAATTTCATTTTGTACGCGGGCAAAAGAACGAAGAACCTTTCCAGGGCTTGTCATAGCCGCTTCATAGGTTCCTGCAACTTTAGCGCCTTCGGTAATGGCTCCGCTTAAAACTGCTTGCTGTTTTTCTTGATATGTCAGTTGTTTTGTAGTCTTGCCAATACTTCGGGCGAATGACTCATACATCTGACCTGCTGATTTTTGAATACCAACTGATTTTAGAACTTCGCTTCGCCCTGTGATAACAGCGTGGGTGAGCATGTTGTAAGTATCAGATGAGTTCATACCACTAATAACGGCTAAGTCCTGAGCAACGCGAGCGAGGTCAGCCGCCTTGCCAAGTTCTAAGTTATTTTGGGCAAACTTCAATGCGGACTTTTGAGCAATTTCCATCTCGATACCGTTTGCTTTGATAGCAAGTGTGGCATCTTTAATTACTTGATAACCCAAACCAGTTGATTTACCAACTGCGTTCATTGCAATGTCTAACTCATCAACGCGAGCCGCTGCCATGAAAGATTTTGTGCCAAAAGCAACCATGGCAGTAATAGCCGCTGCTGAAGCAATACCAACTCCAGTCATCGCCCCTTTGAGACGATTTGAAGTTTGTACAAATCCCTCAGCAGCCTGAGATGCTTGTTGCATCCCTCGGGTAAATTGTGCGGTATCGGCGCTAACTCGCGCCCGCATCTCTATCTGCGGAACTTCAGCCATTATCTTCTTGCCTTAGCCTTTCTTTCCGCTTTTTCCCGCTCTTTCCCTCTTAGGATGTAGAGGGCAGACCACTCGGTTAATTCCATACT